AACCAACCAGAGGTTGAAAGGGTTTCTCTCCAGGGACAGTCAAAACAAGATTTTTGACTGCCTGTTTGATAGAATTCTCGTTAGTCACCTTATAGATGTCTTTTGTAAAGGGATTTAATGGCAAACCAATATTGAGATCAGCGAAATTACGAGATCTCTTAAAGTCTTTACCTTTAATATCCTTTAACGCCATTTTGTAAGTGGTTTAACGTCTTTTGCTTTTTCTGCTTTCTCTATGTAGGCAGTCGAACCATAATCTGTGACTAAACCTACAGTTCCATGAGTTTCCTTCATGTACTTTGGATCGCGATCGGGATTTACCATAAAAGTTACTTGCGAGGGGCAATAGAACTTTTATTGGGGTTGCTATCCCACTTTATTTATCAGGTTCCGATGAAAACGTCTTTACTTGCTCCTGCAACAACACTCAAACATGGATATGTAACACTCTTGTTGCCAAATGGATCTGCCATTCGACCTGCGCGTTTATTGTTTATGAATACCGTCTTTGTAGTTGCAAAAAGTCTTCGATTATGACCTATAGCAGGTTCTCGTCCACCTCCGCCTGTTCCAATAGTACAATGCCACGCAGGAGTGCTTCTTACCGTGAAACATTTGTATCCTTTCGACATAGTGATGTGCTTTGTCTTTGTAGGATGCGGAATCAAGTCATCTTGATCAATGATCGGGATCTTTTTATTGATAATTACATTTCTTTTCGCGACTGCTGCCTCTACAAGGGGTCTTTGCGCTGTAGGTAACCATGTTGCGAAGTTATCCGCAATCGCCATACCCTTTGGTGTGATATATGACGCAAGAGAGGGGTGTGGACAAGGAGATAGAATGCCTCCACCAGGTCCTGCGTGCCAGTTTACACCATTTGCCTTACCATGACCACTACATGTGCCCATAAAGAGTGCTGCTGCCTGATGTCCTGCCATTAGGTTACGTTATAAGGGTTACCGTATAGTCTAGTTGCCTTTGCCATCGTCTGTGTTGCATTAGTAAAGTCATTACGGATGCTCATTGTGCCAGTTGCACTCCAATCTTGACAACCAGGTCCTTGAGGCGTTTGACCAAACGGAAATGAGAATGTAGATGATGTAACTTGACCAGTATTAGGATCTGTTACATCTGCTCTTGTAGATGCTAAGGCACTGCAGTTAAAATGCGCGTGTCCTTTGTTTAGTTGCGTAACTCCAAGTGTAACACTAATGTTAACGTTCTGTCTTCCGTCAGGTATAAACTGTCTCATGAAGTATTTAGTTAGATCTGAGGCATATGGCAGTTCAGAGAACGGTCCACGCACGGTTTCAACGTAAGATTCATCATAAATGCTCTTTTCGGGGATTTGATCTTGAATTAACGCCTCCATATCAGTAGGAATCTGATTTTTGGGTGTTTCAAACAGTTCTTTAGCAGATTTTTTGAGATCTTGCGCTTCTTTTGATGATCCTAAGTCAACAAAGTCAATTTGATTGTACTGTTGGTTCGGAACAAGACCTGTTTTTAGCGGTGTTACGTCATTTCTGGAAAAAAGACGCTGTACCATCTCATCTCTGCGCTTATAATTGGGGTCTTTTTTGATTTCTACGTTCGGTTCGACAAACTCATACGACTTTACGGGTTCAACATTCGCTTTTAAGGTCTCATGTTGCGATAAAATCGATTGAATCGCTGTTTGATCAAGTTCTGGGAACGCATCCGCTGCTTCTGGGAAGGTTTTGTAGAAATGAGTGAGGTTATCGAACCCATATTCGCGCACAGCAGCGTCTTCAACAGTAAAAGTTGACCTTTTATGCACATTTGTTACGGAAACTTGCGGAAGATTGCTCTCAATGTATCCGCTTCCTTGATTTGTGACGATAACATTGGTCAAAACACCGTTAGTAAACTCTCCAACTACCTCCGCTTGCTCTCCAGACGCCACGGTAGGAGCAGTAATACTCAATTCGGGTGCTCTTCCGAGTGTATTCCACCCTGATCCTCCTCCATTTGGGTTAATTTCAACGCGATCGACTCTTCCGTTCCTTAAATGGACGGTGGTTTCGGGTTGAACAAGACTATTATAGACGTCAGGAGCATTTCTATCGACAAAACCAGTAGTATACTGAACAGATTTGTCCGTAAACTCGTAAAGTCCACCAAAAAATCCTACATCTGTGATTCCGTAACCTGCAATCGCAGTAACTTGATGGTTACGATTACTTGTATAAGAGGTATTTTTGGTAAAATCGTTGCCTCCTCCATTCAAATATGCAAAATGATAGGGAAAAAGTCCTTCATTGGTGTCATAATCACTGTCAACAGACGGTCCATGAAGAACACGAGTAACTGTATGACCATTTAAAGTGTCTCCAGTCCGTAAAAGGTCAGCGATTGACCCAGATTGAGACTCAATGGGTCCAACTGCAGTGATTTTTAACGTTAATGTAAAGTTTGTAACAGTGTTATCGGGGTGAGTATGACTATGACTGATGTTAAACGTATCATTTACAGCGTATCCTGTACCTGGAGAGACGATATCTAGGATAGTCCATCGTGTTCCAGTGAATGCTACAGTGCTTCCTGACTCATCAATGATCGGTTCGATACGAATATTCACTTGAAGACCAGTTTTACCTGTCTGTTCAAGAGTATATACGGTAAAAGTATCTGCTGCTTCGTCTCCTGCTTGCCAAGTATTCTGTGGAGAGTCAAATTGAATACCTACATTCTCACCTTCGTTCCATGCATCGGAGTAATTTGTCCCATCATAGGACACTGAGAGGTCCGTCACACCGTTTGGAATGGTAGTGGATAGAGAATCATAGGTAAACACCACTTTAAAACTATCTGTACCAATGCCAAAAAGCGTCGGGTGGGGGCAGTCGGGATCTCCAGTGTAATCTAAATCACTTTCAATGGTATATGAACACTGTGTGGAAGCGGGGGTGCAGGTAAAACCAGTACAAGGGTGACAGATAGTATTGTTAATACTGCTCGACGCCCCAGGAGTTACATTACCTTCATCATCTGTAGTGTCAGGGAGAGTAGTCGTGGATTCCTCGTCCTCAATGATATAAGCAGCAATACCAATTTGCCCTGAGTTATTTTCTACATCATACACATAGGCAAACCAAGTATCACTCCCTTGAAACCCAAAGGAGAGTTCATTCGGAAAATAATCATAGATTGCAACAGCACCATCACTACATTCAGAACAATCTGAAGAAGATCTAACTACTTTACCACAATTAGCAGCAGAAGCAGGTTGATAGAAACTTCCAGATGCTGTCCCAAAATTGCCATCACCTTCGTCTAGACAGACAATAGTGGAAGGATACATCACTGCCTGTCCCTCACTACCTGAGACATTTACAGCATAATTGTTTAAGTTCAGACTGTTGCGTATACCAGACATCGGATACTCATAGTAGTTTAATCCGATTGATCTGTCTGCAGGAGCAGGTTCAAACCTAGGACAACCATTCGGATCATCACATGGATCCGTGATTCGGTTTGCTCTCCCGTCAACTATTTTACATCCCATTTACTTGTTTCTCCAACTTATCTAATCGTTGGTAGATATGATCGTAGTTTTCCTTTATATTTAAGTACTTTTCCTGTCCGTTTGGTTTATATAATATCTTTTCATGAAATGGAAGTGTAGTTACATACTCTTCAATCTGTTTAATTCTATCTCCAAGGGAAAGCAAACACTCGTTGATAGTGTTCAGAGCAGTTACCAAGTCTTGTTCATTGTTCATTTCGTTTTTTCAGTGTAAAAGAGTCTTCCTCTACAGTATAATCAAGTTCATCTCTAACGGACCATCCAAGTTCTTCACAAATCTCGTAAGGAATTGTAAGGATGAGATCACCAAAGTCGTCTTCTTCGAGGGTTGTGTAGAATCTGTGTGACATATTTCATAGGGGGTTCGTATTCTTAGAGGGGTGCATAGTCTTCCACCCCATCCATAGTGTATATAGTGCTTCGGAGTTTTTGGTACTGTACGAACCCAAGTACATGTCTGCAACCTGATACATGTCAGTGTGAAGGCAATTCTCAAAGTGTATTAAAGACTCTAGGCACCATGTACGAAGATCTTGAGTTGAATCTCTATTGGGCATTTTTTCTGGGAGAAATTTTTTGAATCTAGGTGTATTTAATAATTGAAATAATATAACTCTCGCTCTTGGGTACCTTTGTAGGTTAGGGTAGTTTGCCTTTTTAATATAAGGGCGCGATTTTAGGGCGAGAACCCGCGCTATGACTGCGATCTCGACTGTTTATTATAATATATAAGAGACTGCGGTTAATTCATAACATTAAAAAGGGGGTGATTTACCCCCTAATTATATCATTTTTTGGTCTGTCTGTCAACTAGGCGAAACACCCGTTGAAATTTACCTCGATTCCGTTTTCAAAATCCTTAACTGTTTTGTTCTGGTAGTCACCTACGAACCATTCCCAGTTTTTTTGAAATACTCCGAAACCTGTCGCAAACTCATAGCAAAGAGCGTTTAATCTGCTCTTAGTTGTGTTTGACTGCCAACCGCCATCGAATAAAATTACAGTGTTATCTGTAACTGTTGCGATGTGATTGCCATGTAAAAAGACCTGTGCACCGTTTTCATCATGTGAAACAGAAGTGTTTGAACTGCTGAAGTTGTTACCAGTTCTGATTGCTCTGTTCATTTGTGCTTCGATCTTTCTCATGTGTGTTGCTTTGTTTGTTATGTACTTATTATAACCCGTGAGCAACCCCTGTGTAGTCACCTTATGCCACTTTGTCAACTGTCACAGGGCACTTAATTTCCATATAATAACCGATTGATTTGATATAATCAAATACGGATAATTTCGGCAATTCTTTATATCTTTCTCCTCTAGAGTTTCTAACATCGTCCATAAAATGTTCCATGTCGTAAATTGATACAAACTCCCCTACAAGTTCGCATTCTTCGTTGTAAATTAGATAGGTCATTTTATTCTCCATTGTTTATATTTAAGGGGTGTAAACATAATAACAATAACCTTCTGACATGAGATAATGTGCTGTCTTAGTTAACATCGGATCATCCCAACATTGATCGGTATCTAACAAGAATTGAAACAAAGAGATACCTTCATTTAGTGGGCATAATCCTTTCTCATAAAGTGTTAACAACTCCAAGTACTTTTGAGGTGCTTTGATGTTACTTAGCATTGATACTTAGAACCTTTGTTTGAACCCTTACAGTGTTAATTGTACCAGAATTCTAATAATTTGTCAAGAAAATCTGAGTTTTCTGACAGATGTTGACATTCGGTAAGTTGCGTGCTAAGAGTACATTTAGTTGACACATTTAACACACTATTGTAAACACTTAGTGATTTTTTTAAGTATTTAACAATATTCACAAATTTCTACGGAAAGTAACATTTTTTCTCCTTACAGTTAATCTATAATAG